GGCGAACTCGTGGATGCGCTCCCGAGTGCTCAGTACTTCCGTGGATACGTGGCAGAAGGTGCTGGCGCCACGCTCCGTGGTGGTGTCACTGCGGCGCTTGGTGGCATTGTCCATCCGCATAAGGGGATGCGCGCGGTTGTTCCAACCCGCATTCTCCCGAGCCACACAGGCACGTACGCGACGGTAATCACGTTTGATGGAACGGGCATCTACTTACCGCACGAAGACGGCGAGCCACTGCTCTCTGCTCTTGCTTTCTGTCGGCCGGCAATTGCGGTCAACGGGCAGTACGCTTCGATTGAGCGTATATCGGAGCATGGCCGCTACGCCATCGTGAGTTGGAACACGGAGCAGATTGAAAATTCATTCACCACAACGACGAACGGTCGCGTGGTGCATGAACCGGCCGATTTTGTTGAAACAGATCGCCCAATGGTTGGCCCGTCGCGCGTCGAAGCACACATACGTTACGTCACTGCATGGTTCCGTCGCTTGTTACTTGGCGATCTCGCCGGTGCATGGCGTAACAGTAGCCCATTCTTCCTCCTCTCTACGTATTTTGGCCTGGCGTCAGGTTCTTGTTGGCTCACAATGCGCGCGATGGAGGCGTATCTCGCGCAGCGTAAGATAATCAAGTATCTCTTGTCGATGATTGCTTGGAGTTATCTCAAACGCATGGGTCACCCTCACTCAGGGGAGCCCGCAGAGCCGATTTTCCAGCGAAGCAAAATGCCGTGGTTGACGCTTTTTGGCATAGCGCTCGCGGTAACGACCTTGGTCGTTAGACCTCCGCACTACGTGCCGTTTCCTCGTGGGTCGCTTGCAGCCGCGAGCAATGCGATCGCCAACGAGAGTAATTCAGTCAAGCTGGTTTCTCGCATTGCAGCTGTCGTTCAAGCAAATGCCCATTTTGACAATGTCGCAGAGTGCGTGGCAAAGCATCTTAAGAGCCCAAAACTGATGACGATGCTCACAACCGGTGAACGGATCGTTCAAGCGTCGACGCATAAGTTTAACTCGCCGGCCTCGACTTTGCCCTACGTTGGAATGATTCGTTGCGAACGCATTTGCCTCGGCTTTACGGCTTTCGACGAAACGCGGATGACAATGTCCGATGCTGGTCGCCGCATGCTCGCTAGTCCTTGTGAACACACCGGCGTTACGTACCACAACTTGCTTGCTTCGCAGTTGATGTTTGATAAGGCTCCGTGCGTGCACAATGTCGTCAGGGCACTTCAAAAACGTTGGTTTGCGGAAAACTTGCCGGTGGACCCGATTCAGTCCCGTAATTTTCAATTGACTGTGGACGGAATCCTTCAACAGCGTCCGGCCGGTCGTCCAGTCGTTCCGTGGTCGTTACAGGCGATTGTCGATCACTTCAAGGTTCCGATCAAATACCGAGCCTACCTGGCCGCGGCGCAGGAGTCAACCATGCTCCTGATCATACAGGCGTTTCTTATCCGTCAATTGGCCGCGAGAGCCCGCAGCTCCCCTTCTGTTGCTTTCATGAAGCGCGGTGAGTTCGTCCCACTCGGCAAGGAGGACGTTAAGCCGCGCCTAATTCAGATGCCCATCATCCCTGGGTATCCCGACGGTGTGATGCGCGTCGCCTACAGTTTGTGGGCCAGCCGTTGGGTCTACCCTGCGTCCAAGCAGTGGTACGCTGACGTCAATGCATTCGCGCAGGCCCGAGCCTTGACGATGTACCGCGATCCGGCGGGCCATCTCACCTATTACTGCCCCCCTGGGCGCAATTACATCGCGTACCGGACTGTGCGGTCGTTTGTCGCGCCGGGTTTTAGCAATACGGACCTTTGTGATTGGCTGGTTTATGCGCAGAGCCGCGTTGATGTTGGCGAAAACGTGTCGATCACGCTTGGTGACGACAATTTCACTTGGACACCTGAATCGCTGATAAACATTGACATTTCGCGTTTCGACACCTCGCAAGGACCGATGACTCACAGCGCGTTCATGCGCGTGTTTGGACAGTACATTGCAGGTTCAACAGACGCACTGCTGATGCAGGCGTACGTGACAGCCAATGCCACCGTTGATATTCGTGAGTACGGCATCAAAGTGAACTCGATGCCGATCCGTAAGTCGGGCAGTGGTGAGACCACCTGGGGCAATACCGCGTCCGAGGAGTTGATCGTTCTTACAGCTCTCGCCGTGTCGCAGCGTCCAACCTTCGCACAAATGGAAGGAGTCTTCAATGGCCTGGGTTTCCGTATCACGGGCGGCATGGTTCCTAATGCCCGTCTTGGTACACAGGGTTTTTCGGACGGTTTCACCTTTCTTTCATTGGTTTGTGTGCCG